GGGAAGAGCGGTCATACAACAGTTGAGGGCTTCGGGGCTGGCAGCTATAAAAAGCTTGCTTCCGCTCCCACAAGAGGGACTCGATGAATTGGCTGACTGGGTCAGAACATGTAGAGAGATAAAGGGTGAGGAACAACCAGGTGAGTTGACCGATGAACAGGTTAGGAGACAGCGTTCGAGGTTAGCAACCCTGGAGATGTTCAAGCCCTGGGGGGAAGGGACAGGTAGAGTTTTTAGCTTGTACTGGCGGGATATGCCCGCAATGGCAAGGCGTAATCTAAATAACCTACTGGAAAGAGCAAACCTGAAGAGAGCTCTACCTCCGGCAAAATTAATTGATAGTTTCAAGAAACTTTCAGGCATAGCCAAACGCTTCCGGGAGCATTTATTTGGCGACGACTGGAAGTATTTCGTGGACCTAGCAACCGCAAGGGACTTTTTGCCGGTTTTAGAGGTTTCTCAGTTCGAAGAAAATATTCGTGATTGGGTGACAGGAGAAAAACACCATGCGATAAACGAATCGGAAGAACTTTTTGAACAGAAGTTCAGGCAAGGCGTCAGACAGTTCCTTGAGCAATCACCCTGCCTGCCGAACGATCAACCAATACTAAGCCCGATGGCCTGGGCGCTAGATCCAGAACGCTGGGCGAGGAGTGGAACATCGGACGGAGAACGCTTATACGTCAATGTAGATGGTAAAGTTAGGAGGGCGAGGAAGAGTAAATGGGCAACAGCGATGGCCATAAATTACAACAAGATGGAGGAAAACCTTTACCGATTCGAGAGACAGAACAACAAGGCCGTACCAAAGAGAGAAACGACTAAAGTTCGAGCCGTAATTGCCGGGGACCTAAAATTATACTTAAAGATGAGTTACGTCTCGTACTGGTTAGAACAGCAACTACGCGGACATCCCAACTCGACACTATTCTTCAGCGGTAAGCAGCAATTCAATCTGTGGAATACGATGGCGGAGTCCGTACAAGAGGAGACAGTAAAAATACCTCTTGACCAGGCTGAGTTCGATCATCAGATAACTAAAGCAATGATACGGATTATGAATGAAGAGATAAGTCACTTTATAGACACAAGGTGTACCGACCAAGGGCAGAAGTTAAACATGTTACAGATGATGAAGAGGATACAGTACGCCGTGGAAGAAGGAACCGTGACAGTCGGGGACAAGACGTTCAAGTACGAGAAGGGAGTTATGAGCGGGTGGAGATGGACAGCACTCTACGACACATTAGCTAACGTCGGGGAGCTGTACGCCGCAAGAACTACAGTACAGGAGAGAACAGGGATAGACCCGGTTATCAGCTACTGCGCCCAGGGCGACGACGATCAAATAGTCGTAAATAGTTACGCAGGAGCAGTGGCGCTATGGTCAGTATATGAAGAGATGTCCTTAGATGTAAATCCAGGGAAGTTCTTCATTGCCCAGAACTGTGATGAATTCCTAAGACAGGTGGCATATAAGGA